CTTGATAAAATTGGACAATCTTCTTTACATTGGAAAAAAATTACTAAAAAAGAAGTTAAACCATTTATTAAATTAGAAGAAAAATTTTTAGAGTATCAAAAAGCGGGTGCAATAGGAGCCGGAAAACAAAATGCAAAAATCCCAGATCAAGGAAAAGTTAAAGTCAGCTATTCAGATATACAAAAAGACTAAAGATCCAAGAGCTTCAGAAGTCATTGAACATTTAACTAAGATACTATCAACTTCTAAATCAAGGAATAGTTTGTTAGATTATGCAAAGCATGTCTATCCTGGCTACAAGGATCCAGCTCATATAAAATTAATTGCAAAAAATTTAGAAGCTTTAGAAAAAGGAGAGATAAATAGATTAGCAGTCTTTATGCCACCAAGGCATGGAAAGTCTATGTTATGTTCAGAGTTCTTTCCAGCATGGTATCTAGGAAATAATCCTAAAGAGTTTGTTATTCAATCTACTTATGCTCAAGAACTTGCTGATGACTTTGGTCGTAAAGTTCGTAATCAGATAGCTTCTCCAGATTTTAATAATGTCTTTCCACAAGTTGGCTTACGTGCTGATTCAAGTTCAGCTAAACGATTTCACACTATGCAAGGTGGAACTTACTCAGCAGTCGGTGCAGGTGGAGCGATTACAGGTAGAGGTGCTCATCTACTTATTATCGATGATCCTATAAAGGGTAGAGAGGACGCAGAGTCCGAGACACAAAGAAGAAATTTAGTAGAATGGTATAAGTCTGTTGCTTACACTCGACTTCAACCTGGTGGAAAAATTATTATAGTTCAAACAAGATGGCATCAAGATGATTTAGCAGGCCACATTTTAGCAGAGAGTAAAGAAGATTGGAAAGTTTTAGATTTACCTGCGATAGATGATAAAGGCAATGCTTTATGGCCAGAAGCTTATTCAAAAAAAGATTTAGAAAAAATTAAAGATACAGTCGGTCAACGTGTATGGCAAGCTCTTTATCAACAGCAACCAAGTAATGATGAAGGATCCATTATCAAAAGAGAGTGGTGGAATATTTATGAAGAAGAAAAAATCCCTTCGTTATCTTATGTACTTCAATCTTATGATACTGCGTTCTCTACAAAAAGTTCTGCTGACTTTTCAGCTTGCACTACTTGGGGAGTATTCAATGCTCGTGATGAAAACAATGTACCTTATGCTGCTGCAATATTATTAGACGCATGGAAAGAAAGATTAGAATATCCTGATTTAAGAAAGAGAGCACAAGAGAGCTTTGAAGAATGGAAACCAGATCAAGTACTTATAGAACAACGAGCCTCTGGTCAATCTCTTATACAAGATATGAGAAGATCCGGAGTTCCAGTAGTTACGTTTAATCCAGATAGAGATAAAGTTTCGAGAACTCACGCTATTGCTCCAATGTTTGAAGGCGGGTTAGTCTTTACAATGGACGAAGATTGGACTAAAAGTGTATTAGATGAATCCGGATCTTTCCCTTATGGAAAGCATGATGACATACATGATACTTGCGTTCAAGCTTTAATGCGTATTCGTGATGGCTTCTTAGTAACACACCCTGATGATCCTGACGATGAAGATTATGAACAAACAAAATATACAAAAAAAGACAAACATTATTACTCTTAATCGGTATAGACCTTTTAAAGATAGGCCTCCTACTTCTAAAGAAGTAGAACAAAAGCAAGATGACGAAGTAGTTTTAGGTTTAAATGATGCATGTCTCCAGATTATGGAGAAGATGGATCTAAAAGGATATGCTTTATTAGCCTGGGACGAGAAGGGAGTACCTTGTATTTCATGGTCTTGTAATCATAATAAATCGCCTATTAGCGAAATGTTACTTCCGACCTTTACACAGTCATGTTTTCAGAGTATATTAAATAAAAAATTAAGCACAACGGAGGATTTAAAAGATGAGTAACCCATTTACAAGACAAAGTATTAGTAATCATAACACTAAAAACTATTCAGTTGAAGATGTTAAAAAATCTAATGCAAGATTTTATGAAAAAAATCCTGGAGCTATCGAGCCTGCAGCTATGATTAAAAAAGCTATGCAGAATCCTAACGATGAAGTAGTACTAGAACAAACAAGAAAAGAAAATGAAATGGAAAATTTCATTGGAAAACTAAATATAACTGGGAGTATATATTAATGACTAAAACACAAATGACAACTAGAACAGCTGTTCAATATAATTCAAGTGGAGCTGCCGCAGGTTTTACACCTCAAGCACATCCACCACATCAAGATCCATCTGCTGCAAATACTATTCAAGATAAAACTAAAGGCAACTCTAGTTTTCATTCTGATAATGCTGCTTTTATAAAAAAAATTAAAAGAGGTTAATTATGGCTTACATTACTAAAAAAGGTGACAAACCTAACATGAGAGATGTAGCTGGTGAAGAAAGCAATCCAGGAAAAAGAGGAAACCCTGGTGTAATGACTCCCGTATCTGATAAAGATATAGATATAATTAAAGGTGATAAGTCTGAATCAGGTTCTAACTCTTATGCTAAAGCTACTCAAGCAGCAATTACAAAATTAAAAGGTGTTAAACTTACTCCCGTATCTGATAAAGATATAAAAATATTAAAAAAGACAGCTAAGGATTAATTATGTCAAGAAATAATGGTGAAGATTTCGTAGCAACTAAAGCTGAAAGTACTTTTGACGATGAAGGTAATACTATAACAGCTAATGCTAATGTATCTAGTAGTTATTCAGGTGGATTATTGTACAAAGGTAAAATTAAAAATTATACATCTGCTGGAGAAATTACAAAAAAGAATGAAGCAAAAATTATTCAACTAAAGCCTAAAGATAAAGAGTAATGGCTAAGCAGAAGTTCACACACTTCGTGCCAAGAGATCAGCCTAAGAAAAGACCAGGCGTTCACAAGAAATCTCAAAACAAATCTGAGAAGATACAAAAATCTCAACGAAGATATAAAGGACAAGGTAGATAGTATGGAAGAATTTGTATGCGCTGATGGAAGAATGTCTGTTAACGGTGTCTGTTATATAGCTAAAACACCGGATCAAGGTAATGATAATAATACTATACTTCCTCCACCACCATCTTCTAAAAATAAATTTGAATGGGACTTTGATAAAGTTGGAGATACTGTAGGAAATTTTAACGATACTCTTACAGAGAATTTAACTTCTTTTAATTCTTATGTTTCTGAAAAACTTGGAGTAAAAAATATAGCTAAGAATGCTGCTATAGGATTAGCTCTAGGACCTTATGCAATTCCTCTTGCAATAGGTAAAAGTATGTTTAGTCAATTTCAAACAAATAAAAATACTCAAAACTATACTGATACAGATCCTCAAGGTAATATGGTAACTTATGATATGATGACTTATAATAATCCTACAGAAAGCCAACCAGGTTTTGGTACTACTCCTCAAGGAAATTATACAAATCAATTTGACGGAGGGGATCCAGGTCAAAGTAATAATGCAAGAGGCGGAACTTTTGGTGATTCAGTAAATGACAACAGTAGTTTCAGTGATTATTCATAATGGCTAGAACTAAAAGAAGTATTAAAACTTCAGTGAAGTCTGGAAACTTTAGATCAACTAAGTCAGGAGCTGGTATGACTTCTAAAGGTGTAAAAGCTTATAGACGAGCTAACCCAGGTTCTAAATTAAAAACTGCAGTTACTGGTAAAGTAAAACCTGGAAGTAAAGCAGCTAAACGTAGAAAAAGTTATTGCGCAAGATCATTAGGCCAATTAAAAAGAAGCTCTGCTAAAACAAGGAATGATCCTAACTCTAGAATCAGACAAGCTAGAAGAAGATGGAAGTGTTAATTGTCATATCTTAATGCAAACATACCAGCAACATATGCACAAATTAGAAGGGAGTATTTATATGATTGTAAAAAACATCACGGCGAAGTTGAAGATTGTATTATCTTTGGTATTACAAGTATGGGCGGACGTGCAATATTATGGCATGCTCTTATGGAGAACGGTGCAATATTTTATCGCTTGCCTATTAGTGCATTTATTCAACGTGGCTTTAAAGCAGAAGAAGTACCAATCAGACGACTTGATG